TGTAATTCAAAGTTACGATACTGCGTTTTCAAAAAAAGAATCTGCTGACTATTCTGCAATCACCACTTGGGGGATATTTGAGCCTGTTGAAGGATATGAAAAAGCTATAATTTTATTAGATGCTATGAAAGGCAGATATGATTTTCCTGATTTGAAGAATGTAGCTCTAGAACAATATCATTACTGGGAACCTGAAACCGTTATTATTGAGGCAAAAGCATCAGGACAACCTCTTATTCATGAACTTAGAAGAGCAGGTATACCTGTAATAGATTACGTTCCTGCACGTGGAAGAGACAAGCATACGCGTATAAATAGCTGTGCTCCTGTCTTTGAGTCTGGTATGGTTTGGGCACCTGTTGACGAACACTGGGCACAGGAGGTTATCGAGGAGTGTGCAGCATTTCCTAATGGACAATACGATGACTATGTTGATTCCATGACCCAAGCTGTGTTAAGATATCGACAAGGTGGATTTGTTTCAACGTACTCGGACGATTGGGACGACCCGCCAATAAAATTTGAAAAAGAGTATAAATATTATTAGGAGAACCTATGCCAAGAAAAGTTAGTAGATCTTATGCTGAGATGAAAAAGAAACATCATGGTGAAATGAAAGAAAAGGCAAAAGCACAAATGTATTTAACAGGTGGCCAAGCAAAATTAGACAAGAATAAAAATAACAGAATTGATGCAGAAGATTTTAAATTACTTAGAGCTGGCAAAAAGAAAGGTGGCATGTTCAGAGGCTACAATAAAGTTTTTGCAACAGCAGCTGGACCAGGCTCAACTGGAACTAGCACAATCGTAGGTGTAAAACCAAATCCTAAAAAACCTAGAAAGACTTTCAAGTCAATGGCAGAAATGAGAAAAGCAAAAGGTTTCAAAGCTGGAGAGACTGCAGCTCAATTTAACAAAAGAAAAGCAGCAGAGAGTTTTGCAAAGAAAGCAGCTAAAGCTACAGGTGCAAGAGGTAAAATTGCATTAGGTGTAGCTGCAGCAGGAGTAGGTGCTATTCAATATTTAAAAAATAAAATGAAAAAAAATAAAGAGAAAAAAGCTGAGAAAAAAATGGGTGGTGGATTAATGGCTGCAACGCAAAAATTAAAAGCAAAAGGTTTGAAAGCTGGTGGACCAATGGGCCCGTCAGGAAGAGGACTTGGAAGAGCAGCAACAAGTGCACAAGTAGCAAGAAGAGCAGGACCACGAAATCCGAAAACTATAAAAAAAATAAAACAAAAAAATCTTGAAGACAGAGCATACGAAGCAGGAGTATCTAATGTTTTTTCTAATTTTAGACAAGGACTGAAAAAAGCAGAAAAAAAATATGCAAGTATTCCTTCTGGAATGAAAAAAGATCCAGATACTGATGCAGATATAAAAATTAAACTTATTAAATCTAGTAGAAAAGACCCTTTCAAAGAAATGGATGATTCTAGAAGAGAGGTCTTTGCAACTGAAAGAATGGGTGGTGGAATGATGAATAAGCCCATGGGTTACAAAGCCGGTAAGTCTGTAAAAGTAAAATGCAAAATAGGTAAAAACAAACCTACAAAAATGTATTAGGAGGGACAATGTCCCTGAAGAATATTTTAAGCTTCGGTCGGAGACTTTTGGGGCGTGGTAAAAAAGAATCCGCACAACCGGCTACCGGACAACAACAAAAACAAATCACATACGATCCAAAGCCATCACAAGCTTCAGGTCAAGAACTTGCTACACAAGAATTAAAAAGCCCACCAGTTGTTCTCAAAAAAACTAAACCATTACAAATGGGTGATGATGTTGCACCTGCATTTGGATCATCTACTTATGATTGGGTTATGAAAATGGGTAGAGGTAGATATACAGCAGACGAGTGGATTGATCATTTAACTTCAACAAGAAAAGTAAATTTTAAAGTTTTTGGTAAACCATCATCAAGAATAGAAAGAGCAGAAAAACAATTTGTATATGACTCTGGTCCTTTCCAAGGTAAAATGGTCAACATATCGAAAGAAGAATTGTTTGATACAAATCTTGCATCATTTAATGAGGCAGGTGATTTGACTGGTGGTTTGTTAGCTGCTGCTAAAAAATTTGGTCTAAAGTTAGATGCTAATGAACTTGGTGCTATGATTAAATTAAATCCATTAAATAGAGTTAGGCCTGTAGAATTAGGTGCAGTAAAAGGTGCACAACCAGCTTTTGATTTAGCACACAAAAATATGACTAACGCTATCAATACATTGAAAACAAGATTTGCCTCTGATAGTGATTTGGTTCAACATTTTGATGATGCCATTTATGAATTAGGTGCAATGAAAAGTGGTGATGTTTCAACTCCTGTATTTAGAAATCTAAGAGAATCATTACGAAGAGCTAAAGCAAGACCTGATGTGAGAGAGCAGGATAAAATGTTATTGAACAAAGCAGAGGCAGAATTAAACAAAGCTGCTGCCCCACTTAAGGGAAACAAAACATATTACAAAAATGAAACTAATTACACATTACAAGGTGGTACTGATTACAGAGAAACAATTATGACATTACCAGAGGAGATAGTAACAAATAGAAATACGTACAACACAGGTGGTCACTTTGGAGAAGTCCTTGGTAAAGAAACAAACAATCTTTATCACATTAGATTCGATACAAGATTTACACCTGATGGAAAAAAAGTATTTATGATTAATGAAATACAATCTGATGTAAATCAAAGTATTGCAAAAGCATTAAGCAAGGCTCAACAATTAGATCCATCTGTAAGGGTCAATCCGTTTCAAAAAGACATTGAAGTAACTATGTTACTAAATGCAAGAGACAGGTTAACAACAGATGTAGCTCAAGCTCTTGCTAGAGGTGATCAGTTCACAGCAAAAACTTTATCTGACCAACTAGCGAAAACTACCAAAAATATTGTGGCTATGTCTAGAGCAGGAACTGGAAAGCACGATTATTTTCCTATGGTTGAAGCAGATCAATATGGTGATCATGCTTTGAAATATCTTATACAAAAAGCAGCAAGAGAAAATGTTGATTATGTTGCCGTTGCTCCGTTTGATAAATTAAGTTTTAGACAAGGCTATAAAGCTGGTAATGAAAGATTTTACGGATATGCCTCTGGCAAAGGAATAAACAAAAGCGGTAAAGCTGTAATGCCAACTCTTATGAAACGTATTGCAAGATTCTATGATACTCAAGCAGGGCCAACTAAGATATCGTTATCTGATCCGAAACTTCCATACAAAAAAATACGAACAAATAAATTTCAATATCCTACAAAACATAAGCTTAGAGACAAAAAAATACAAAGTACTTATCATGAGGAGGCTTCATTAGAACAAGATGGAAATTTGGTATATATGGAGCCATCTAATCCTAACTTGTATTTTGATGCTTTTGCGATTAAAGTGAGCCCACTCATGAGAGGCACACAAAAAACATACAAAGCTCTAGGTGGACTTGTAGTAGATATCTTTAAACCAATAAGGTACAATTAATTATGGCAGTAGAAAAAGTAACAGAGGAATTCAAAGAAGAAGTAGAGGGTGTTGAAGAACCAGAGGGTTTACCAGTTGACGTAGAGGTTGAAGGTGAAGAAACTATCGAAGAGGATAGACCTGAGGATGATTTCAATGCTAATTTAGCTATGGCTATGGACGAGAGAGATCTTAAGTCTATGGCAAATGAACTTATTCAAGAATACAAAAAAGATAAGCTTTCTAGAAAAGAATGGGAAGATGCTTACATCAAAGGTTTAGATTTATTAGGCACTAAATATCAGGAAGTAACAAAACCTTTTAAAGGGGCTTCCGGTGTCACTCATCCATTGTTAGCTGAGTCTGTTACACAATTCCAAGCACAAGCATACAAGGAGCTTGTACCATCTGATGGTCCTGTACGGACACAAGTTGTAGGCTTACAAACACCGGCCACCGAACAACAAGCAGATAGAGTAAAAGATTATATGAACTATCTTCTTATGGAGGAGATGGAGGACTATACAACTGACATGGATCAAATGTTATTTTACCTACCACTATCAGGATCAACATTCAAAAAAGTTTATTATGATGCTCTACTAGGTAGAGCTGTATCAAAGTTTATACCAGCTGAAGATTTAGTTGTTCCTTATTTTGCATCTGATTTAAAAGATTGTGAGAGAATCACACATGTCATCAAGATGACTCAAAACGAAGTTACAAAAAAAATGGCAGGAGGTTTTTACAGAGACATAGAACTTACTGAATCACATACTGAACCAGATGATGTACAGAAAAAATTAAATCAACTTGAGGGTATAAAGAAAACAGGTGATGATTATTTACATACAATATTAGAAATGCATGTTGATTTGAATTTAGATGATTATGAACAATTTGACGACAGAGCAAAAAAAATAAAAATACCTTACATTGTTACAATTGATGAAGGGTCAGGCGAAGTTTTATCAATATATAGAAACTACA